TGCACCAGCAGCATCCCAATGCATCATTTCAGGAACAACAATTAGCCTGAAATCATGAACGGCACCAAACTCACCACGGGCCAACGTACCAGCAGCACCATACTGGGCTACAGGCAAGAAAGCTTTATCACCGTGATAATCGGTCATACGCATGAATGCGGGAATCAGTTCAGAACCGATATACGCATAACGAGCAGCGTTGACTACTTTGGTATCTACCATACGAGAGCCGGTAATTAGCTTGGTAGTCTTTGGCGTACGGTTGTTGTCCAATTCGATACCCAGTTTAACCAGGTCATCATAAACAACTACGTCTTCCGCATTACCAACTGCAGTAGAACCCGCAAGGGTGGCAGTACTGGTAGCAGCACCTGCATAGCGAACTGTGCCAGCAGCATTCAGGAGATCGATCTGAAGTTGATCTTCAGTAATCTCGTTGGCTGCTTTTACAGATTCACTGGTAATGTGTTGTAGCAATTCCGCATCAGAATCAAAATCAAGAGATTCCTGGGTATATTCGTCAAAGAAACCGAACTTCTCAAGAGTACCCTCGAGTTCAATACGCTTCATACCAACACGGTTTACACGACCACCAAACTCAGACAGTGCCGGGATCTTGGAAGAAATAACACCAACATCCTTACTGGAACCATACAGGTTTCCATAATTAGCATACTTGTCATCGGTGGAGGTAATAGCAGTGGTAGTCCAGCCTGCACCATCGGTAATAACCTTGGCAGCAGCATAATTGGCAGTACCAGCAGCTACATAGCCTTCCTGGATACACCATGCCCATACTTTACCTTCTGCTTCCACAATAGCAGCAGCCTTTGCAGTTGCAAAGTTAGCAGCACTGGAAGCATAACCAACAAAGTAATACTTCATACCGCCTTCAGCAGCAGGTGCCTGAAGTTGAAGTACATACTTATATACGGCATCAATACCAGGCCATGCAGCAGCAGTAGAAAGGCCATCTGCATCAATACCCTGATCATTGATATTACGATCATCAAGGATGGGCATATAGTGGTATTGTTTAATGGTTTTACCCATGTTTTTAGGCATGGCGCGAACATCAGCCAATTGACCAAAGTACATTTCTTTGGCAGCATCAACCAACGCTTTCCGATAGAAATAATCTGTACGGATTTGTGACCCTACTGTGGAAGCTGTGCCTCCCGCAGGATCATTATAAGCATGAGGATTTTCAAAAGTCATTTCCTATCTCCTGTTTATTTACAAGTTACAACAGGGTTGCCAGATCCAGATTCTCAATCTGCTCATCAGTGAGCTTACCAAGATCTACTTTAGGCTTCCCTGTGCCGGCAGTTCCCTTTGTGGGACTTGCAGCTTTTTTGCGATTCCGCAATTTATCAGCGTGAGCTGAACCTGATCCAGAATCCTGGCTGAAGTCCTGGCCGGTCTTACCAGTGGCTGATGTTGCATTTGGCTTGAAAGCTCCTGCCTCATGCATTGCATCACCCACTGCCTTGTACGCATCCAGGTCAGACAGGTCCGGGGGAAGGTGTCCTAACATTCTCTCTTTTTCCATAACAGCTGTTACCTGGTCATAAATACCAGATGCCATATGGTCATTGATAATGCGGATAACCCCCGGATTGTCCATCAATACTTGTCTACTAGGCTTGTCCCACACCTTGGTAATAGTATCCACAGTACGGGGAAATACTTCCGTATCGCGGATTTCACTTAGCACTTCGTCAAGCTGAAGTTCTTTATCACCTACAATATGGTTGGTTGGCTTGTAGTCATTGGTATCGTCCTCGTACGACAGATCCATTGGATCGATTTCACTGTCTTTGAGGAATTTCCTAATTGCTTCTGGATTTTTCTTCTCCAGATCAATTAAGAAGTTAACCTTCCCTTCATCGAGAAGGTTATTTTTCTCTAACGTCTTTAACACCCGCATATATGGCTTCATATCTGCCATCTTACGAGCATAGTCAACACCCATTTGCATCAGCTGACGTACGTCTTCAACCGTATCGACTTTGACTTCACGTTTAGCTGCTTTAAAAGGTGCAAAGACTCTTGCAAGCTCTTCTTTGGGATCTACTTCTTTGGGTTGGGCCTTTTCATCAGTAGAGGTAACCTCTTGCTTGGCTTCGCCTTGGTGGGGCTCGGCAGCTTGAGATTGCTGGTCTTCTGTGGAAGACTCATTGCCTTCATCCGTATCTTCAAAGGTAGAGGTGGAATCTGCACCCCCGTCATCCATATCCACTGAATCATCTACTGGGTCAGCACCACCTGTTTCTCCAGCATCGTTGTCAGTTTCCGTGTCGTCGGTTGCAGACTGGGCTGATTCCGTATCCGAATCAGCATTTAAACTTGTGTAATCAAGGTTATTGATTTCATCATCTGACATTTCAGCCAGGTTGATGTCCTTTTGTGTTGTGTTTTGGGCAGCTTCAGGCATCTTAGTTCACCGTTGCGGCTTCGTAGAGATCGGTTTCATCTTGAAGTTGCTCTTGTAAAAGCTCCTCTCGAGTCCGTTCATCTTCTTCGATTGCCCTGGCAGCACCTTCGCCAAAGACAAAAATCTTGTGAAAGTACTGGCCCAATTGTCCAATACCCAGAATAACATTCTGAATCTGTTTCTGATTATGTTCATCTTGTGTATTCACATCAGATAACAGCATAACAGATCTTGTTGATTCTTCTGTAAAGTAATTTTCAAGGATAATCTTTTGAAAATCCTTATTCTCATGCAGACGTTGCAAAGCTGCTGCGAGTTCTACCCGCCTTTTAGCTTCTTCAATAGATAAATCCACACTATGTAACTGTCTCTCTATTTCACTCATTTCTTACTCCTGGATTGGGGGGGCTCAACATATTATGAGTTGCCACCTTTCGGGTTAAGTTTTGCCTTTACAGCTTCTAAAAGGGCATTGGCTTCCGCCTGTGCGCCCATACGATCAACGTCACGAGCATGCGCTGTGCCATCTTCCTGCTCTACAAAGTCCAGATCTTGTTTATCTGCCTGGGAAGCCTTCTGTTTGGCAGAAGCCAGATCAAGCTCTGCTTCAGCCTGATTTTCATAAGCTTCAGACTGCAATTTAGCGATTTCAGCTTCAATCTTAGCCATTTCCAGTTCTTTAAGTTTTTCTTGCATTGGATCTGGCTGTGGCTGAAAGGTTTTAATCTTCTGGGCCAGCTCGGGCATCTTTCTGAGTCGGGCAATGTCTTCCAGAACTATATAAGACATCTCTGGAGGCATTGTGTTGCCCATTGTCTGCAGCATGAATGCCAACTCTTCTGCTTTAGCGTTATCAGTTTCAGCTGTGCTGATCTGTAAACGTATATCCACTTTACCTGCCAGATCATCCCGTTTAATTGTTACAAATTCTTCATTGGTAATTCTGATAACCTCTTCTTCAGAGAGGAATATGGCATTCATCGCCATAATTTTACGGCCTATATCTACAATACCCTTGGCAAGGCGACGTAGTATGCCCAATTCCCGCTTTGAGGCTGCATCAAGGGCACTTCTGGCTGCTGTTGCCGACTTACCCAGACTCTCTCCTGAGATACCACCATAAAAGGCTTTTACACCTGTCAGAGCCTCTGCATCCATATTCATTAATTGAAGGATAAACTGGGCTGAATTAGGTAATTCCGGGTAGGTATGATCATAAAAAGCACTGGAAGGATCTACATGGGCATTGAAATAGTAATCTTTGCCGGCTTCAAACTTACGTTGGTTGGTAACATCCAGTGCATCCTTACGAATACCCTTCTGACCTGTAGCTGCACGACCCATAGTATCCATCATTCCACGGGTTACAGCTCCTACGATCTTCTGATTATCCTCTAAAAGCTCTCCATCAGGCTCGCCATAGACGTTTTTACGTTTGGGAAGGTACTGAACCAGGGTAAAAGGAAGACCTTCGCTCTTGGGGAATGGAGATTCTTCCATACGGATCATGGTATCGCCAACCCAGGTAGCTACGAAAGGTTCTACTACACCAGAACCATTAATATCCCAATAACCCCAATACTCGTATGCAAGGAATTTCTTACGGGGTTCATCGGTAAAGTTAAAGGAGGTGTCTTCTGCGTTAGATACTTCAGGTACCGACTGGATGGAGTTACTTTCTATGTTGATTTTATCAAGGTTGATGTATTTACCGTCTTTTTTTAGAGCACTTAAGCTTGTTTCAAAGGTATATATGGCAAAGCTTGCTCTACGTAGATCACCCTTACAGGTTGGATCAATGATAATCGATCTGTAGTCACAGACATCAACGGTTGGTTGATTTTTAACCGTTTTCATCTCTGTCTTCATACCATCCTGTACCATCATGACAGGTTCACCTGTATCCATGGTAAGGGATATGATTTCCATTAATTCGGGTGGAAACTGTTCTGCAACAGCAGGATCCTGTTGTAGGGCCATTAAAGCCTGGTCCAACTGTTGGAGCATGGCAGGATCTTCTATAGGAACCAATACCATATTAGGTACTTCTACTTCCTCTTCCTCGAAGTCCCATCCTGTACGGACAATAACGGTGCCTTCATCTACAGATGTACGTATGTATTCATCAATAAAAGCTACTTTATCTATTTTTGTATTGAACTGGTTATTGAGGATTAAACCATTTTGAATTGCAGAATCATTGTCTTCGAAGGTTACTGGATCTGTTTGAAATAAGTTTTCATTGCTTAGAAAGGTTTCGGAAAGAGCTGCATAACGCCATTCAGCCTGTTTACGAATAAGTTTGGGAACAATAGTAGAACGTCCCTTGATCTTTGCAACTTTGGCTGAACCAGTGACATTAAGGTTATCCAGCCATACGTTAACCTTGGTTACATGAGTGTCATGATGATTGGAAGCTTCCTGCAGGTCCTGCTTGAGATCGCTAACCTTTGGCTCGTTCTCCCAGTCAGTTAAAGGCACTGTAGGAGAGGTTAATTCCAATAAGTTGTTTGCAGTTTCGCTCATTTCTTATCCAATCTCATCAGGTTACTATTGTTTCATTAAATAGAAATTATGTATAGGGTACATTTGGTACTGTACTCTTTAATGCCAGTTGTAGCCTTAAACCGTTGTTCATACCAATGTTATGTATATACGGATAAGGTAATCCACTTTCCATTAAGTACTCTGTAAGGAATCTATCCCGCTGTCTTAACATATAAAGTTCATACAGACCGCCTTCTGATAATTTCGTATACCAGAGTAACATATCGTTAGCCTGGCTCTGAGTAGCCCGTTTATCGTCTAAATATAAAGCAGGCGTTATGCAGTCAGAGCCAAGATCTGTTGTAGTAGTCATGCCGAGGGCTGTGTCATACCAGAATAAATACGAAGATACAGCTGTAGTATAGGCGTAACTAATACGTCCACTTTGATCAAACGTAAATGCTATCGAAACTAGACCTGGGATTGTTTCTCTTACCTGTGGTGTCCCAGTTGTCTCAGGAGTAACTGTGATCACCCCAGTTGTTGGTTCCCATGTTAATACCCATACCTGGTATAGCAGACCTTCTGAGGTATCTTCAATTGCTATTGGTCCTATTTCGTAAGAAGTTAATGCATAAAATACTCTGTTTTCAGGGATACCAAAAGTACCTTCTACTACTTCTGTTGACATTCGTCCTTCTGGAATTGCCATTATGTGTACTCAGTCCAACTAAGTGTCCATTCCATATACATAGTAAAACTGGCAGATTTAGGAATAGTACTGCCACCTGGATTTGAATCAAACTGAGTTTGAAATGAACCTGCTGAAGTTCTTATACGTATACTTCGTATACCAGAACCAAGATTCCAATTAACTGAAGGAACTGATATATGAATTGCTAATTCATATGAATTATTTGAATAAGCAGATGCACCTGTACTGCCTGAAGAAGCTGCACTAGAAGTGCCTGATGGGTTTTGTAGTACTGTGCCAATATTGCCATCATAAGCTAACCAACCTGTTGCTGCACTTGGTGCAATAACATTACCTATGCCATCAGACCAATATTGACTATTTGCTTCAGCAGCTCTAGTTACAGTATCGTAAACAATGCTATTTAATGTGACTTGAGGTGATGTAACATCGCCTGTTGGTGGGTAATACCTTAACTCATATGTTACATCCAATATCTCATCAATTAATGGAGTAATAGTTGTTGGTGTTTGTAATATAGGATCAAGTATTAAAGCTCGTGATATGAGCGTACTGCCACTAGTTCCCCAACCAACACCTACTTCTGACAAATTAGCAGCTACTGTGCCTGCAGAAAATCTAAATACTTTTCTTTTCCATGCATAATATGGTGTAGAAGAGCTTTGCTGACCGCTAATAGTATCTTGAATAGTTGTAGTTCCAGCACGATAACCAAGTAGTGCTGTTTGTGCAGCTGCAGCTGCTGTATTATCTGTACCAACTTGACAAGATGTCATAAAGTTGGCAGTAGCCATATAATTACGCCCACTATCTAAAAGAGTATTTGCAAACCAACCAGTATCTAATCTAACTCGTCCGTTTGGTCGTATGCATTTTAATCTAAAATAACCCTTCATCCCTATAGTGGAATGTACTAGTATTTTTCTTTCAGGCACAATAATCATGGTACGTACTTGTCCAAGAATAACCTATATCGTAAAGTTATTTCATGTGTATTAGCTTTTACAAATGGGTTGCCATCTGAAGTGCGTAATATTTTTATAACTCTACCTGTACTCTTAATAGTATATGGATAATGATTATGATATAAATATGTCATGTCAAAAGTAGTATTCATATAATCTACACCAGCAGATAATGTAATAGTATTATATGGTGGTGAGCCGTTTGTTACTGCTGATGAAGCATCGCGCCAAGCTCCAGAAGGACTTACAGCATCACCTGTTGGCATTGAAAATATATCTGCTGGCATAACACCATTAAGAAAGAGTCCATTTACTGGACTGCCAAAATTAGATCTAGGAGCACCAACAAAACTACTTATTAATCCTGGTGGAGAAGTTTGGCCGTACATTATTTCATCAATGTTATACCAGCCTAATTCCCAATCATAACTAACACCAGAGCAATCTAAAACACCACTTTGAACAGCAGTTTCTGGATACATGTACAGCCGCCATTCCATAGTTAGCTGATCTGTGCTAATTTTAACTATTGGGGTGTCTAATACAACTCGTATAGACGCATAAGTTGTAGCATTTGAATCATTATTTCCCGGGCACATAACAAACTCTTTAATTGTGCCTGTGCCTACACCCAATCCAAATACGTAAGGCTGTTGTACATAATAGTAATAAGGTGGAGTACTCCAATTGGCTCCGCCAGTTCCACCTAAATAAACACCACCTACACCGCCTAATCTAGTGCCTTGTAAACCTGTTTGTGTACTAACAGCAGCTGTATCAGAATCGCCTAAACACATTACATTTAATGCATTGCTAATTCCGCCGATCATAAACCATGGACCTTGATCCAAGACCATATTAGGTCGCCAACCAGAATCATGTTTCAGTTTACCTCTGAAATCATATAATCTAGCTCTGTATTCGCCTCTGACCCGATTTGTCATTTGTGGAATAGTCATATTGCATCCATTGTACATGTAGTTTCTATTGTGATAGCCAATTGTAAACCTTCGTCAGGTGAATCAGCTTCTACTTTTTTTCTTACATAAGTCATATCTAATACTGTATGTGCTGATTCAAGTTCATCATCGTATGGTCCGTCTTCTAAATACCACCTAGTTTGTACGTATGTCATATCTAATACTGTATGTGCTGTCTCGAGTTCGTCCTCATATGGTCCGTCTTCTAAATACCATCTAGCTTGCACATACGACATATCTATAACACTATGAGCAGTTTCTAATGACTCAGATGGAATTGGAGCAAGCCATCCAGATAACGGTGCACAACTTATTTCTAACTTTTCTACAGCATCTACAGGATATAACGTAGTAGTCAGAAGTATCTGATCATCTACAGGCCACATATAGATTGCAGCCATATTAGACTACAACCTTTGTTCCCGTCAGAGCTACCTTAACTCCAGCTCCCGTTACAGCTGAACCAACCTGGGTAATAAATACCGTAAATTCTGCATCGTCTGGGACTTCAGTTACCAACAGCACGGCTGGCACTGCAGATCCGACAGATGTCTTGGAACCAATATCAATCTGTATTGGTGTACTGAATATGGTCATACCATTCATGAATACATCGACAATTACAGGTGCTCCTGTTGGAGCCACACTGAGGCTTACACGTACATAGGCAATATTGATGGCAAATGGTGCTCTGAAATGTGTTGCAGGAGTGACGAGATCTACGGATAAGGCTGAGTATTCAGGTGAGACTGATGCAATGATTGTATCGTAGAGATATGGTGCTCCTGG